TGGAGAAAGGGTGACGATCCAGAGATGCTTGAAATTGTAAAGGAAGAAGAAAACTGGATTATTCAAGCATTCCGAAATACAGTAGATGAGGAGAAAAGATGGGCAGAGTATCTCTTTAAAGATGGTACAATGATTGGTTTAAATGATAAATTACTACAACAATATGTTGAGTGGGTTGCAAATCGTCGAATCAGAGCAATCGGAATGAAACCAATCTATGATGTTCCTGCAAAAAATAATCCATTACCTTGGACAGAACATTGGATTAGTTCTAAAGGTTTACAAGTTGCACCACAAGAAACTGAAGTTGAATCTTATATTGTTGGTGGTATCAAACAAGATGTTAAGAAAGATACCTTTAGTGGATTTAAACTATAATGTTTAAACAGGTATTAAGTTATCTGAAAGAAATCAGAGACTCTGCAAAATATCTTTTGCAGGGTTTTTCTGTAACTCTATCTCACATGGGTCGAAGACCCGTTACAATACAATACCCGTATGAAAAACTCATTCCTTCTGAACGTTACCGTGGTCGTATTCACTACGAGTTTGATAAGTGCATTGCTTGTGAAGTTTGCGTCAGAGTTTGCCCAATAAATCTTCCTGTGGTAGACTGGGTGATGAATAAAGAAACGAAGAAAAAAGAACTTCGTAATTATTCAATTGACTTTGGGGCATGTATTTTTTGTGGTAATTGCGTTGAGTATTGTCCTACAAATTGTTTATCTATGACTGAAGAATATGAACTTGCTACATTTGACAGACATCAACTTAATTTCGATAATGTCGCTCTTGGACGACTTCCCACTAATGTTACAAATGATCCCTCAGTTAGATCATTGCGTGAACTTACTTATCTACCCAAAGGTGAGATGGATCCACACAATGTAGATGCATCAGCACCAAGAGCAGGTAAATTACCTGCTGAAGTATTAGATTGGATGAGACAAGAGTAATGAAAGTAGTTATTATCGGAGCAGGAAATGGTGGATGTTTTACCGCTCTGCATTGGGGATGGTTCACAAGAACTAATCCTAATGTGGAAGTTGAATTAATTTATAACCCAGATATATCACCAGAAAGTGTTGGTCAAGCAACTTTGATTGATGCTCCAAGTTTATTATGGGCATCTACAGATTTTAATTGGCATGATAATCCTATACATGCAACATTTAAAAGTGGAATTTTGTATGAGGGATGGGGAAAAGTAAATGAAAAAGTGTATCATTCATTTCCTGCAGACAAAATGGCAATGCATTATTGCCCTTGGGAGATGCAAAAATTTGTTTTAAATAGTGGTCATTTTAAAGTCACTGAAGGTGATGTTCACCCCTATGAAGTAGATGCTGACTATGTTTTTGATTGTCGTGGTAAACCTGATGACTTTTCTGATTATGATGAATTAATTAATCCCACTAACGCTTGCATTTTAGCAAAACCAAATTGGGATACTTCTAAACAATATTGGAGTCGTCACGTTGCAACTCCTGATGGTTGGACATTTGTTATACCAACTGCTTTAGATTCTCCCTCTCGTAATGGTGGTGTTGGTTATTGCTATAATAGTAATATAACTTCAAAGGAAGAAGCAGAAAAAAATATGTTGAAAATGTTTGATGTAGAGATTACAAAACACATTAACTATAAAAATTATGTTGCGAAAAATGCAGTCGTAGATAATAGAATATTTAAAAATGGAAATAGATTATTCTTTCTAGAACCGATGGAATCTTCTGCCTCTCAAGCATATATTTCTTGGGTTAGGATGACTTTTGACCATATTTTTAGTGATAAAGTTTTTAATCCTAATGATATTATAATTAATCATATAAAACAATTACAAAATTTTGTTTTGTGGCACTATCAATATGGTTCAAAATATGATACTCCATTTTGGGATTATGCTAAAACATTTACTATTGATGATCCTCGATTTTATGAGATAAAAAAAATAGTTAGCAAGATTTCAAAGCATGACTCTAAACCTGATTTTTATGGTGGAGAATCTGATAATCCATGTTATGGGCAATGGCCGACATATAGTTGGAAATGTTGGTACGATGGTATGACAAGTGTATTATGAATGTAAGTTATAGCACAGGAAATATATTTCCTGTACCAATTCATGTTTTTGATATTAAAGATTTCAAACTTTATCAAAAAGATTTAATAGATTATGCTTATGCTTTAAAAAGTAAAGACCCAAACACCTGTGGTTCAAATTATGGGGTTGAAAGTAGTGTCAGGCATACAATTGAAGGATGGCAATCTGAAACTTTTCCCCTTTATGATCAAAGTGATAAATTACATAGTGTTTTAATGGATTGTATAACATCACTACCTCCATTAAGAGAAAATATAAATGTTTATTCAAAAGCATGGGTTAATATTAATAGTCCTGGTTCTTTAAATTTGCAACATAGTCATCCAGGTTGTGATTTATCTGGTGTTCTATGGGTTAAATGTCCTGATAAATCTGGTAATATAGTTTTTCATTCACCATCTTCTTTTGAAACATTTCAAGAAATAGAATCATATACAGAAGACTTTAAAAATAATAATAACTATCATCATTCTTATTTGTTTCCTCCAATGGAGGGAAGAATGTTAATTTTTCCATCACATTTAGAACACGATGTAAGAGAAAATTTATCTAATGAAGATCGTATATCTGTTTCATTTAATATTAAATTAGAAGTTAAAGAATAGTTGTCTATATAAAGAAATAACTTTATAGGATGGAAGTTGATTATGAAAACCCTTGGATTTATGAAGGTCGTCCTTTTACCTCTGACGATATCGGGGATTATTATGGGTTCGTCTATTGCATCACCAACACCAACACTCAGAGGTCCTACATCGGAAGAAAGTACTTCGTGCAGAAAAGAAAACCAAGGGGAGCAAAACGAAGAGTCACAAGCGAATCAAATTGGAAAAAGTACTACGGAAGTTCTGAAGAGCTTAAACAGGATATTAGAAGTCATGGCAGAGATAATTTCAGAAGAGAGATCCTCTCACTCCACACAACCCTCGGAAAAGTAAACTACGAGGAAACAAAACAATTGTTTATTAACAATGTCTTAATGGAATCGCTTGACGACGGGACACCAAAGTACTATAATAGCAATATACTCGGCAGATATATGCGTAAAGATTATGGTAACTTTGAAACAAGCAGTGAATGACACTTACGAGTGGTCAATCTCTCGTATTTGTGATCTTTGTAACTATGGTGAATTGGATGATGTTATGAATGGCAATGCACTTCGTCAAGAATTTGATGAGTGGATTAATGCACATAATAAAAATTTGGATGAAGAAAT